ATGGAGATAAAACAATCTTAAAATTTAGAGGAGAAACCCCAAAATTTTTTGATCGAAAAATGACATATAATCTAGTAGAAATAACAGAAATTATTGGAAACCCCGATAATGGTTGGATTGATAATGAAAATTAAAAAAAATGAAATTTAAATTAGAAAAAAAATATACCAGAGGCCACAAAACTTTTGAAGCTGGAAGTATCATTAAAGTTGATTCTGAAATGTATAACTGGCTCAAAGAAAATGGCTATGGAGATAAGGAAAAGAAAACAAAAACAAAAAAAGACAAATAATAATAATAATTAAAAATTAAACAAAATGGCAACATATAATGGTTCTATAAATGGAACAAATCTTGGCGTTTACGTTGATGGTGTTTTAATCGGATTTTCAACAAGCGCAACAATTAATGTAAATCAATCCCTTCGTTCTACCAGTTCGAAAGCTAGTGGTGGATGGGAAGAGAATATGGAAGGTATCAGAAACTTTGATGTTTCAACTGATGCGTTATATTTATATACAAATGCAGATGGTTCAACTGTTACTGAAGTTACTGAAGATGAACTTTACTTACACATACACAACAGAACTTCTTTCACTTTAAAGTTTGGAGTTGGAACTACAGCTTCTGGAGATGTAAATTATACAGGAACGGCCTTTGTTACTTCAATAAGTGTTTCTGCACCGATGGAAGATACAGCAACATATTCAGTTTCTTTTCAAGGAAGTGGAGCTCTAACTCAAACAGTTAGTTAATATGTTTTTTAAGCGGCGTCATGCGTTTTCTTTTCTGAGTGTGTGGCGTCGTTTTTTTTAATTCAGAAAAGACAAAAAACTTAGAAAATGACATACGAAATATTAGTAATTGATGGTAAAGATTATCCAGTTAGATTTGGATTCAATTCCTTAAGAGAATATTCCAGAATCACTGGAGCAACAATGCAAGATTTAAATAAACTTGCTAATGGTCAAACAACTTTCAACGATGCCTTTGCATTGATTTATTGCGGGATGAAAGATGGAGCTAGAAAAGCAAAAAAAGAATTTAAATATTCCATTGCTGATGTTACAGATTTATTTGATGGAAACATGGAAGCAATTGAAGAGGCTTTTGAAATACTTGCAAGAGCAATGGAAGAGTCAAGTGGAGAAAAAAAGTCGAAAGCCAAGATAACAAAAAAGAAAAGCAAGAAGAGTTAACTTGGCAAAAATTGGAAAGGATTGCTTTTGGGAGAATGAATATGAGTGTAGATGAATTTTATGATATGTTGCCAAGACATTTTTTTAATAAAATGGAAGGCTTTTATGAAATGGAAAATCTAAGGCAACGAAATGATTGGGAACG